GGCACAAAAGTTTCTGCTGCAATATCTTTGGCGAAACCACCCTGCTTTTCTTTAATGTATGGTATGTTGGCTTGATTTGCATTACTAGTCAACATTTTAACTACACCTTCATATGATTGATTTTGTGTGTCACCCAATCTATTTTTTAAACTATCAGGAACTCCACTTTTATTTAATGTCTGTGCTTGTTCTTTAAATTTATTATAATCAAAATCGGTTTGTTTAAAACTTCTGGTAAGTGGATCAATTGTAATTGTTCTGTTAGCAATAGAACCAGATGAAATTTCATTCATCATATCAAAAGGTTTACCAATTTCATATTGTAAAACAGTTGTTGCTTTTTCTTGTATTGGTTGTATTTTATCGTCTATGTTCTTTTGTTCATACTTATATGTTGCATAAACATCTTCTTTAAACATAGACTGTAAAGACCTGAAGTTGAAACCGTTTTTGGTTTCAAAGAATAACATATCAGCACCAGGATATTGTTTTGGTCTGGCATATGTTGAAACCCAACTGATTGCTTCAAATGGTTTTAATCTTGGTACCACAAAGTCATACATGCCAGTTGTTTCTTCTATTGTTTCAACTCTTTTATCTGTGACCTTCAGTTTATCATTTAAAATGTTAGTAACAATATCTGAGATTTTATTACCTTTGTATGATTTACTTATTTTTGATTGTTCCGATAACAGCATTTCTTCAGAACAAAAGTAAATAGTATACATTTCACTATTCATATTACCACTTGGTCTGCGGCCACCAATTTTATAAACTCTAAACAATTGGTCGTTTAAATTTTTACCGTTTTTGATTTTACCAAAGTTTACTTCAATGTATTCATTACCAGTCATTCTCATAGATTCTATGAAACCTTGAGAATCTAAGACGGTCAAGTAACCAGAAACAACAAAGTTGTAGATATCCTCATAATAGGATAGTTCTACGAGAAGTTTTTTCATTTCAATCTTTTGACCACTTGCAGTTAAAAAGTTTAAAGATTTTAACGAGTAGTCTTGTGCATAATACGCACCAGGAGATTCTACAACAGAGGTTTGTTGATTAATTTCTTCCATATCACACAGACATTAATTTTTTAAATTCGGATTCCAACTGGTCAACATACAAAACATTTAAAATGTTAATATTTCTTTTTGCTTCATTTTGATTTACTTCGTCATCATAAACAGTTAATATGTTCTTATCAACAGAAATGGATACTTGGCCTGTTGGAAGTGTGAAGTAATTTGTTTGTGGCACAATAGCATTATATGTATCTTCGTCCACCACAACTATTGTTGATTTGGTTGTATTGGTGGAATAATCAAATTGTGTAATTATTTTTTGATATGCTTTAACTGTATTATATGGATCAGTATCTTTATACTTGTCTGCAATATAAGCATTAAAATCATTGGTACTTAGTGGCCAACTCCATTGTGGATCTAACATTTGATTGGCAAACAAAACAATCCAATAACGATAAGAATCACCATAGTATTTGTGTGCAATCGTTTCTGGTGTATCACCATCTTGTATATCATATTTGTAATATACTAATGGATTTTTTAACACATCAGGAATAACACTTGCACGAGCCAATAGATTGGTCATCACTCTTGAAATGCCAGATTGATTTGTGTAAATTATTTTTGGCAAAGTATCAAAATATTGCATTTTTAGTAACCTTCTTGAATCTTAGTCTTATCGATAAGAGCGATTTCTTTAAAATTCATAGTTAATGTAGTTTGTGTTGGTGCACCATTATCATGTGCAGACCATCCGTTTGGTGCATAGTTTACATCAATACTTTCAATAACACTTTCTGCTACACGATTAACATGTTTGTTACGAGAACCATTGAAAAGAAAATCTACATCAAAAGTGGATGGTGGAATAAAGAACATACCACCACCAGAATTGGTGATTTGTGGTGCAGCATGATATTTGAATAGATTGATGATTTCTTTAACTGTTTCTGCTTCTTCTCTGGAATATGGAGTAAAAGTAAAAGCCATTTGATAAGTTCTAAAATCTATACCATCAAACAATAATTGTTGTTGTGGGTTGATTGCTAGACCTTGTGACTTCAATGCTAACTTGGCTGCGTTGGATGTTCCAATAGAAAGAGCACCAGAACCTATTTTGCCTAACTGTGATACGATAGGTAGTTTTGTACCAGCTGCAGCATTGGCAACTTCTTTGGCAGCATCTAATAAACTTAAATTTGCATAAGTTGAATTGTATTGAAAATTAACTGTGTCTGGAATGTATAGTGAAATAGTAGCCACCTTACGTTTTTTTGGTGGTTCCAATGTTAAATTCAACTCTTTAGCTGTATCAGTTAAGTTTGATACGGTATTTTTAATTTGAGTTAAGAAACTATCATCTGTTTTGGTGATGGTGTTTTCTTTATATTGTGTGGGTTCAACTTCATTAACTGAAAATTGGACAACATGGCCTTTAGTGGCAGAACTTAAATCTCTTGGATACTGTAAAAATTTACTGTCGTATTTGTTACCAAACAAGGCACCAAGTGGTCCTTTGATTGCTGCACCAGGAATGGTTACGCCAGCAACCGATGTTGGAATTGAAATGATAGCCATCGTATTCTCTAAAAAAAGTTGAATATATATTATTTATGGCATATTCTGGACGATTTACACCATCTAACCCTCAGAAATACATTGGTGACCCCAAAAACATCATTTACCGTTCCTCATGGGAATGTAAGGTGATGAATTGGCTCGACAAAAATCCAGACATTATATCATGGGCTTCTGAAGAATTAATCATTCCATACAAATCCCCTGTAGATGGACGCTGGCACCGTTACTTTCCAGACTTTTTGGTTAAGGTTAGAACCAAAGATGGAAAACTCAAAACGATGATGTTGGAAGTTAAACCGAAACACCAGACCAAAGAACCAGAAAAACAGAAAAGAATCACCAAAAAGTATATTAATGAAGTTACCACCTATGGTGTCAATCAAGCCAAGTGGAAAGCAGCAGAAGAATACTGTTTGGACCGTTCATGGGAATTCAAAATCATTACTGAAGAGCATCTAGGACTCTAACTAAATAATCGTTATGGCATCTAAATTATCACAATTAGCACAACAGAAAACTGCAGCTCAGTTGCAGACCATGGGTCGTGACTCCATTAAATGGATTACAAAGAAGATTTCAAATTTAAGAAATCCAACAGGTATAGCTTCTGTTATCGCTAAAGAAGATTATAGAAAAAGAAACCGTTTTCAAGTTGGTGGATTGTATTATTTCTACTATGATCCGAAAACCAAAGAAAAAATGGATTACTATGATAGATTTCCACTTATTTTGGTATTGGACATCCACAATGACGGTTTTATGGGTTTGAACCTACATTATTTGCCAATTAGGTACAGGATTGCCTTTTTGGATAAATTGATGGAATACGCTGTCCTAGACGATGAAAAAAATCCTATGCGTCTACGCATCAGCTACGAACTTTTGAACGCCTCCAAGCGCTTTAAAGAGTTCAAACCGTGTCTTAAAAAATATCTGAACCATCATGTTCAGTCTAGAATACTTGCCGTTCAACCGGATGAGTGGGATATAGCGGCATTCTTGCCAATCCAGCAGTTTAGGAAAGCTTCCGCTACTGAAGTGTGGCAAGATTCCATACAAGAAATAAGGAAATAATAAATGGCGGGTTCAATCAACGACTTTAAAGCCAGTTTTACCAAAGACCTTGCTCGACCAAACAAGTTCGATGTGAGCATTCCTGTTCCGTTGACTTTAATACCTTATGTAAATTCAGCAAGAAGTCTGAATTATCGTTGTGAAAATGCTAATCTTCCAGGTAGAACATTTGCTACCATGGAACAAAAGACTTATGGACCAATTGAAAAGTATCCATACTTAACCACATATAATGATATCTCATTAACTTTTATTATTGATGATGATATGCAACAAAAGGTCTTTTTTGATGCTTGGTTGAATTATATCAACCCACAATACAATAACAATTTTAGATTTAAAGGTGATTATTCAACTGTAATCACCATCAATCAATATGATGTAACTAATCAATTGTCATACTCAGTTAATTTGTATGATGCTTATCCTATTTCTATAAACCAATTAGATTTGGATTGGTCAACAGATGGTTATCATAAATTGGTTGTAGACTTTGCCTACACTTACTGGCAAAACAATTCTCTACAAGCACTTGGTATGGAACTTGTGGATGCTGGCATCAATGCAGTTACTTCCATGGTCGGTGGCCTTGGAGGTTCTGCTGCTGGTGCTTTAGGAACAGGAATTTCAGGAGGATTGAATTCTGTTTCCAACTTTAGTTTTAGTCCTGATACACCCGTTCAAGCAACATACAACTCTGATGGTACCGTTGACGCTACTGATTCTAATGCTTATGGAGAAGGTTGATTTTAATATAGGAGATTTATAATGGCTTTACCAAAACTTGATGTGCCAACATATGAAATAGTTTTACCCGTTTCAAAGAAAAAAATTAAATACAGACCATTTCTAGTTAAAGAACAAAAAAATCTATTGATGGCAATTGAATCGAATGAAACATCAACGATTCAACAGAATGTAAGAGATGTGCTTTATAATTGCACATTGACAGAGAATATCGATATTGATAGATTACCTATCATTGATATTGAATATTACTTTATCAACCTAAGAGCCAAATCGGTTGGTGAAATAGTAGAGAACCGTTATCGTTGTAATAATGAGGTTGACGGTAAA